CCCAATAACCCAAGCGACAGCGGCGCAGATAGCGCCGCTGTCATGTACGCCATTGATATGGGCGACGGCAAAACCGAGAACCTTACACCGTCCCAGATCAGCGGCGTGATGAACCGCTACAAGGACATGAACCACAAGAACGCCATGAACTCGAACCTCTTGAAAGTGGTGGAAGCCGCAATCAAAGGCGGCATGGCAAAAGACCCAGACGATGCAGCTCGGCAGCTTCTTGCCCTGATGAGAGCTGGCAAGCCAAACCCAGAGATGGGCGGAGATGGCAAGCCAGCGCAGCGTCCCGGCGAAGCAAACGATCCAGCCTCAAGCCCTGATGCCATGGCCAGAGCCATGAGTCAGTGGGAAGACGACAACGCTGTCAGTCTTCCGCCCGGCTACAAAGAGATGTTCAAATCAATGAACTCCGAGATGGCTGGCCTCAAGAAAATGCTGGGCGACGTCCTCAAGGGCGGGCTTCAGCAAGGCGATCAGGCTGCACGTCTGGCCGTTGATGCCAAGACCGACAAGGCCAGCGCGATGACCCAGCGCATTGAGAACGTCCTGAATGGCGCAGCTCAACATGTTGGTCTTACTAGCGAAGATGCCCGGGACTTCAAGATGTATGCCGCCGAACTCGGTTACGTCCAGCATGACTTCAGTGACCCGACGCTCACCGTCAAGCTTATGACCGCCTTCAAGAACTCCAAGAACAGCGACGAATTCACCCGCCTGAAAGAGCTTCATGGCAGACGTCAGGCTTTCACTGGCAGCGTCCCAAGCGCAACCAGCACACCCGGCGGTGGCCAAACCCAAGGCGCTCCAGACGCAACGCTCGGTCGCCTTACAGACGGGGCGATCTCCAAGCGAATGGGATAAAAATCCTATTTTTCTGCAAAATCTTAGAGACCGGGATGACAAGTCCCGGTCTTTTTTTGTAGTGTCCAAGAGACCGGGCGCTACGGCCCCATACCAAACGGTTCAAAATTCGAGTGAATACCAAGCGGGTGATCGTTCCTCGCGGCAGTACGACCTTTCCAATCACCCTATCTTTCAAGCCATCACAATGGAGAAACCCACATGGCTATTCAAGGCGCACGGGGCACTGGCGAGTTCAGCACGGACTTCCGCCCCAAGAACTACCGCGAGCTTTTCACGATGCTCGAACCAAACGGCTCTGCACCACTGAACGCACTTCTGTCGTTCGGTGCTTCCGAAGAAACCGACGACCCAGAATACAAGAACTTCCGCGACGAACTTCCTGACCGCACGCTTCAGATCAACGGCGCGATTGCTTCGGCAGTCACTACCGCCCTTGTTGTGGACGCTGCCGATGGCAACAAGTTCGCAGTGGCTGGCTCCATTCTGGTCAACTCCGAGACTGGCGAAGTCATGCGCGTTACCGCTGACGTCACTGGCACGGACATCACTGTTGTTCGCAACATCGGCGGCACCATTCACCAGATCACAGACAATGCGATTCTGTTTGTGGCTGGCTTCGCCGCGGCTGAACACGCAGACGTTGGTACGCCGATCACGTTCGACGCGACTGTTGCCTCGAACTACACGCAGATTTTCCGTACTGCGTTCGGTGTGTCCAACACGCTGAAGTCCACCTATCTCCGCACCGGGGACAAGGAAGACGAGGCGATGACCAAGGCCCTCAAGCTCCATATGAGCGACATTGAGCGCTCCATGTTCTTCGGCATCAAGCACGAGGAAAGCGGTTCGTCCGCAACGCCTCGCCGCTACACCGGCGGACTGATCAACTCGCTCTCCACGGTCATTGACTGCAACAGCGACATTGACGGCGATGGCACGATGTCTGAGTCGCAGTTCGACGAGCAGCTGATCTCGACCGTCTTCAAGTACGGCTCCAAGGAAAAAATCGCCTTCGTTGGCGAGACCGTGGCAGCTCACTTGCAGAAGTTCGGCAAGGACCGCTGGGCACCTCAGAGCGTTGAAGGCGCCTACGGCGTGAACCTCACACGCTACAAGACCTTCGCTGGCGACCTGATGGTCCACCTCCACCCGCAGTTCCGTCAACTGCCGCAGATGAAGACCGCGATGGTTATCGTGGACTTCCCGCACCTGAAGTATCGCTACCTCTCGGCGCGCGATACGGCTCTCTACGAGAACCGTCAGGGCAACGGCGTGGACGGCAGAATCCACGAGTACCTGACCGAGTGCGGTCTGGAACTCTTGCAGGACAAGACGCACAGCTACATCAAGAACTGGGCAACCGGCGCTTAGTAGCTGGACGACAGTCCACATAAGGCACTATAGAAAGAGGGCGGCGCTTTATGGTGCCGCCCTTTTCACATGGAGAACTACAAAATGGACTCTGAAGACAACGAAGCAACCATGGGGGACGTCACCAATGGTGAAGCTCAGGCTTCCGCAGACGCCTCAAACACCGACGCAGACAACAACACGGACGGAGCCGATGTCAGCCCCGACGGTAGAGCAGCAACTGATGATGCTGGATCAGCATCAGCTGCTGATGATAATGCTGGATCGGATCAGGACGGAGAGATTGGCGCAGTCACATCTCCAGTCGGCGTACCCGAAGTTGGCGAAGGTGTCGTGACTTTCGTCTCGCGCGAAAAAGAACCCGTCCAGTTTTCCGTGATGGGCATCTCCCCAACGCGGTCGCCCGACGGTCGTCTTGAGTGGGAAGTCCCGGAGGACAAAGCCGACAGCTTCCAGACGCATCACCACTGCCACATTCAACGCATCCTCCGCAAAGACTAAAGGCCAATGACCGAGAGCAACCTGAACCCACATCTGACCGACGGATATTCTGACTTGAATGCCTTAGCGAAGGGCGCTTTGCGTCGGTTCGGGGACTTCTCGTCTGGCAAGCTTCAAAGCTCAGCGGCGCTCATGTTCGTGGACTTCGCCAACATGATCATCGACATCCTGAGGGCGCACCCCTACTGGCCAGAAGACGTTCCGCTGAGCTACTACAAATCCGAGACCGAGACCCGCCCGATCCCTGATACGGTCCTTCAGGCGGGTCTTCTTTTTTACTATGCCTCGCAGCAAAGCTCGTCGAAGGCACCCATGTACGGGCAGATGTTCACGCGCACGATGAACGAAGTTCTCTGGTACAACATGAACGGCAACACCAAAATCCAGATGCGCATTCCAGACAATGCCTCTAACCCCAACTATGTGGCGGGCAAGACGTCAAAGATCAACGGGCTTGTTACGAAACCTGACGAATGACCAAATTCAACAAGAGCCAAGATGGCGTCAATAAGCGTCCGACGACTTATGAAAGCTTCATGGGTCTCGACACGTACTCGGACAAAAGAACTCTCGACACTGGCAAAGAGCAGCACCTGTCTGTCTTGGACAATGGCTTCGCTGACAGTCGCGGCCAGCTAGTCAGGGACCCCGGCGCAACTAAAGTACGCGGAGATTTCCCTATTGTCGCCGTCCAGTTTTATACGCCAGCCAAAGTAGTCTACGCCGAGCAAGACGGTGCGGGCATCAACCTTATGTCTGAAGACGACCACAGCCTTGAGTCTGCCTTCAGGACTGGCAGCATGATTACGACCAACGTCTTCAACAAGCGTGCTCATTTTCTGTCGCAAGACCAAGCCCCAATCGAATACAACGGCACGCTCTTTAAGGTGAACACAAGCCCTGCTCTCAATCTTCTGAGGCCCGCCTTTGCCACGACTGTTGGACGTCGCATGGTTGTCGCTGGCATCCGTGGCCGGGACGCAGAGCTTCATGCCTCCCGCGTAGACGACCATAATATTTTCCCGGACGACGAGGCCATTGATAGCGTCAATGTTCTGCGCGCTGCCAAAATTGATATCACCAACCAGCTGGACCAAGCCGAAGCCATCACTGGCCTCTCGAAGTTCGAGCAGTCTCGTCTCGCGGTTTTCACTTCTGAAAGAACTCTGATCTACCTTATTGATCCAGACGTAGATAATTGGGCGCTCGATGACAAAGCCTCAATCAATATTGGATGCGTGTCGCATTCAACTATCAAGAAAGCTGGAACGGACGTTATTTTTTGTAGTCGTTCTGGGGTGCATTTTCTTCGTCGGTCTGTGGCTAACGGCATCACGATTGAGAGCCAGCCGATGTCCGAGAAAATCTCTATTCTCTATCGCGCGCTCATCAAGAGCGTGGATGACCCAGAGTTTATCTCGGCTGCATACGACCCTGACATGGGCCAGTACCACGTGTTTTTCCCTCAGGCGGGTGGCCAAAGGTCAGTTCGCCTCACGGTTACGATCCGTCCGGGCGATGATGTCCAACCATCATGGTCCACGGGATCATTCATGAATGCACGCTGCGCCCAGTTTCTGGGCGGTCGGCTTGTGTGGGGAACGTCTGGCGGCATCTACAATGTGGCCAAGATCGAAGACAAGGTGGATCACCACCCGATCATGCGCGTTGTCACGCCCGTGCTGTGGCACGGCAGCTTCACAGAAATCAAAGAAGTCAAAGAAATTGTGCTTCAGGCCGCTGGCTCTGGCACAATCCAGATTAACGTCTACGACGACAGTGGCGAATTGATCTATGACACTTCGGTCGAGGTGGACGCCAGCCCGGACGACAACTACTACCCCGATGTTCCATTGTCTTCCGAGTATCAAATTCCTCTGAACCTCAGGTACAGGGGCGCGCAATATGAGTTCAAGGTCAGCGGAACGGGCTTGTGCCGTATCGTTGGTTTCGCAGTCAATCTGAAGGACACCTAGGCATGAGCCGTCTACGCCAGAAGAACCCAAATAACTACATCTCGTCTGGCAACATCAGCGACGAGTTCGAGAGTGTCGTAAGATACCTCAATGCCACCGAGTACGGCAACAAGACGTTGGGAGAGTTGCTCGCGCAAATCTTCGATGACAGCGGCGAATGGGCTGGTCCCATTGAGGTTCGCCTCGACAGCACGAACGGCCTTCAGTACCGGGTCGGCACATATACTGAAGCCGAAGCTGGCTGGCTGAGCATTGTTCCTCTTGATGAAATCCGTGGCGAACCCGGCCTTGTGGTTGGCGAGATCGGCGCACCC